TTAGGCTTGAATGACGCCTGCACAGCATCATACAGCGTGCGCTCGAACGCCTTGATGCGACCGGGCGTCGTCACCCAGCGCTTCACATACGGCGGCTGCACGATGATAAGTTCGATTTCCGTGACGCCTTCAAAGACCCAGCGCAGTTCTTCCGTCCGCATACCTGCGGCCGTATAGAACATAAGCTGTTCATTTTCTTCGGCGTCTACCGCAACGCCATCCCCAAACTTCCAGTCGAGGATTACCGCACGATTGCGAATACGGCCAGCGAGATCGCAAGAACCGTAAACTCCGGCAAGAAAGTCGTTAAAATGAACATTCACCTCCGTGGCGAACTCAAGTTCGTTATTAGGGTCGATCTGATTTAACGAGTCAAGTGCTAGGACTAGCTTCTCATTGTCAGGATAATCGTCAACGCTTGCGCCATGCGACAAGATCATGTGCATGGCGTCGTGCAGACGTGAGCCTTCTTCCGCATACTTAGAGCTTGGTTTTTCAGGGACTGTGTTGACTAGCGCCCGCGAACCGGGGCAATTAATCAAACGCTTAGCGGTCGAACCGCCGACGATATTGCTGTGTGCCATTACCTTACCTTTCAGTGATTCGACACTAGACTTTTCTTTACGGGTGTGTCAAGAGACTTTTTATGTTGGAACGTGACATCGAAAAATATCTTGTGAAATGCGTCGCACAAGCTGGCGGCAAAGCGTTCAAGTTCGTGTCGCCATCGAATCGCGGTGTGTCAGATCGAATCGTTTGCTTACCAGATGGCACCACGCATTTCATAGAATTAAAGCGTCCCGGCGGTAAAATATCACCGCTTCAGTCAGCATTTGCGCGTGACATGGATCAGCTCAATCAGAACTATGAAGTTCTATGGTCTAAAGAAGAAGTTGACAAATGGATTTACGCCCATACCAGCACGAAGCCGCCGACTTCCTTTTTAGCCGTGACCGAGCCATGATACTCGCCCCTGTGGGGGCTGGGAAAACAGCGATTACGTTGACGGCAATGTCGGACATGACGGCTAAAGGTCATTGCGACCGTTGGCTTGTGTTAGCGCCGAAGCGCGTTTGCACCGACGTGTGGCCCGTTGAGCGACCGAAATGGGCCGAGCATATGAGCATGTCCGTCGCGGTTGGCACGCCAGCACAACGCAAGAAAGCGTTCGCGGCAGACGTTGATATAGTCGTCACCAACTACGACAACATACCGACGATTGACCCTAAAGACTTCGACGGCATTGTATTTGACGAGTTAACGCGGCTAAAAGACCCGTCCCGCAAACGCTTCAAGTTTCTTATGAAGATATTGGATCAGTTCAAGATCCGCTGGGGGCTTACCGGATCATTTACGTCGAACGGCTTGGAAGACGTGTTCGGTCAGTGCAAGGTCGTCGATCAAACGTTGCTAGGTCGCAGCAAGGGCGCGTTCTTGCAACAGTATTTTTACTGCGTGAACCGCGACTATGGCCAGTGGGAGCCGTTGCCGCAAGCGCTGCCGAAGGTCATGGAGGCGATCAAGCCGGCGACCTATGTGCTGGAGCCTGGCGAATACAAAGACAAGTTGCCTGAGCTGCATGTCGTGCAGATCCGATGCGATCTCGACGACCGCGAGCCCTATGAAAACATGAAGAAGGAATATGTGCATGAAGAGATCACGGCTCCGACAGCGGCTGCTGTCACAAACAAACTTCAGCAGCTTACCTCCGGCTTCGCTTATGATAGCCAAGGCGTTGCTAAGTGGTTTGGACGCCAAAAGTTTGAATCTCTCCGAGACATCCTCGACGAAAACCAGCGAGACAACACCATCATTGTCTACAACTACAAAGAAGAACTAGCCGAGCTGCAACGATCATTTAATGTTACTACAATCGACGCGCCCGACGCTATCGAACGCTGGAACGCCGGTAAGATAGAATTGCTGGCGATCCATCCTAAGAGCGCCGGTCACGGGCTGAACCTTCAGTTTGGCGGTAACAAGATCGTGTTCCTCTCGCTGCCGTGGTCGCTGGAGCTGTTCGAACAGACCATTGGTCGTTTGCACCGCAGCGGACAGACACGCGATGTGTGGTGCTATCTTATCATGTGTAATAAAACTATTGACGAAAGGATCTTGTCTAGTTTACAAGACAAGAAATCTTTAGCGGAAATCGCCCTTGCAGAACTTAACACAAATTGAAGCTAAAGCGGTATGGGAATACCGCGATGGCGAATTGTATTGGCGTGATAGACCTAATACGCATGTTGCGGCCGGATCAAAAGCCGGGCATTTGCGAAAAGCTGACGGCTATTGGCACGTGGCGTATAAACGAAAAACATACCTGCTGCATCGCATAGTGTTTTTACTGCATCACGGTCACATGCCACCGTTCATAGACCATAAAGACGGTAATCCGCTAAATAACAAGATAGATAATTTACGCGAAACAACATTGACGCAGAATAGTTGTAACCGCCGAAAAGGAAAAAATAATACGTCAGGCATGAAAAATGTGAGCCCGTCAGCCAGCGGTAAATGGCAAGTAAGAATACGCAGCGGCGGGGAAACTTGTTTTTACGCTTTAGTAGAGGATTTGGAGTTGGCAATGTTAGTGGCGTCTGAAGCGCGCGATAAATACCACGGCAACTTTGCGAGGCATCAGTGAGAAAACCATTAACTTGGAAAGAGTTGAATGAGCAACTCGCCGACTTAACCGAGACAGAAGTGCAAGAGCTTCTGGAGGATGAAGCGACCCACGCCCGGCGCTCTACGATCCTAGTGCGGCTGCATCAGCGCTATACAGTGCTGAGAATGTTGCGAGAAAGGGCGGCCATCATGGAGATGATAAATGAACCCTCAAGAACTGTTGTATGAAGCTGCTAAGATCATTGACCAGCGCGGTCAGGGATATGGCGGCATAGAGAACAATTTCCAGCTTGCGGCCGATCTGGCCACGCTGCGTCTGGGGCGTGAGTTCCACCCCTATGAGATTGCGATTATTCTGGCCTGCGTTAAGAACGCCCGCGCGTTTGCGTCGCCTACTCACATGGACAGCCATGTTGACGCGGTGAATTATGAACTGTTCGCGGCGACGTTTGCCGAAGATTACGCGCAAGCGCGCGGGCTTCAGGACGTGTCGTATAGGGCTAAAAAAGACTTAAAGGCGGCACGTGCGGCGAAGCTGGCCGTAGTCGACGACAAGTCTAGCAACAGCGCTGTCGTTGGGGAGAGCGCGTAATTCTTTGGCCGCTTTGGTTTGGAGTTCGGCTGAATAGTCGACCAGCGGAGGACATCTGCTGGTCGACTGACACCCGCTAAAACTTGCCAGCATCAAGATCATCGGCAGTTTCGTCAACAGTCTTTGGCGCTGCGACCTGACCCCTTCAATCATTGGGCTTGGTGCCGCCGGTAACATTCCAGTCTTTAGCGGCGACAAGGCCCAAACCGACAAGAGCGCTCTGAAGATCTTCCCAGTTAAGGCTTTTGGTCTGCCAAGCGTGCCAAAGAACGCTGGCAAGAGCGATAACGCCGGGAATCGTGGTCATCCAATTAGCTAACATTTTAGCTCCTTTTAGTTACATGGCCGCGACGTGCTATCACGGGCGATACATTCGTAATACTTAAAATCGGCGCAGCCTGTCAGCGCGAGCATAAGTCCCGCACAACAGCATAAACGTCGTTTATCCGATTGGCCCAGCCACGCCCAAAGGTAGCCCATGTCGGTAGTCCTTTTAAGAATCCAAGCCGCATGTCGGTCAGGCGAACGCCAAGATAGGCTTTAGCGGCGGCGATTGTCTTCGGGCCGATCTGGCCGTCCTGCGTGACGCCGACCATAGACTGAAGGTATTTAGACGCGCGGCTGACGCCGCTGTTGACCGCGAAATCGAACACGGCAAAGTCCAGCCCGTCTGGTAAATCGTCGCCCCGGATCTTGTCCCAATACTCCTGACGATAGATCGCCGCGACTTCCGAATCAGCAATCTGAAACACGTCTTTCTGGCTAAGTCCGTGCTTGGCCCGCCACGCGTTATAGGTGTTCTGCGTGACGCCGTAGGCAGTCCGGCCGCCAGGATCACGCGGGTCGTCGACCTTGCCGCCCTCGTAGCGCAGTGTCGCCTTCAACGCAGCGTCGTAGTTCTCTTTCATCGGTCGGCCTTCGTGCTGAGAAGATCCCGTATGCGGTCGAGGCGCTCAAATACTTGGTTCAAGGTCGAGTTAAACTCTTCGCGGGTGATATAGCGCCCGGCTACCAGCACTTCGATGTTGCCGACCTTTTCCGCCAGATCCTTGTCGGCTTCCTGTAGATCCTTTACAGCCGCCCAGACGGTGTTGAGCGTCCAGCCGCCCAGCACGCCGATCACGCCGATAGCCACGTCAAAAAGAACTTGATATTCGACCATAATTATCTTGCCATCGCGTTGACGCCCTGCGTCATTATCGGGAACGCCAGTGAGCCATATGTCGGCGTAAACGGCACGGCCGTCGGAGCGCCACGCGTCATCGCCGCGACATTACCCGCCGCACGACGAGCCAGCATATTACGCGCAGCTCGGCCAGCCGCGCCACCAAGCGCCGCAGTGCCAGCGCCGTAGAAGGCATACGGGTCGTCGCTAGAATAGCCATAACCCCCCACGAGAGCTTGCGTCGCCAACATGCCAGGGCTGCGAGACGGCGCGAAACGACTAAAGAGATTAGCTATGGTTGATCCTTCTTCACCTTTGGCGATACGACGAATCATTGTCTGTTCATCAGGCGTAAACTTGCGCATACGGCCTTCGTTTTTCGCCAGCGAGCGGAATTGCGATTCGATATTTTCCGCCGAACCGCCGCTAAGACCGGCATTGTTTATGAGGCGCTCAATCTCCGCGCTCTTCGACATCATGCGGTAATCTTTAATACCGGACATGAGCGCGTCAGCGGCTTCTTTGGCGTCAGCACCAACAGCGTTCCGCTCGTTTGTGATGAAATCGTCTAGCTTGTCTGTGAGAATGCCGGCCATACGGCGCACATCTTTTTCTTTGTCACCGCGCAAAACGCCCAGCATCTGCCGCGCGTTATGTAGTCTCTCGATAGTCAATGGCTGGCTGTCTAGGTCTTTAAGCTTATTGATGGCAACTCTGACATCAGCGAATTTGCTGAAATCTGGGTCATATCCCTTAAGCCCGGACTCAAGACCAGACGCAAAAGACTGATACGCGGTCGGGTCATACTGCACGCCGAGAGACGTCGCACGTTCAAACGACTGCGATGCACGTTCGCCAAGCGCCTCAGTGGATGGCGGCTTGCCGAATAATCTCATGCCACCGCGTTGCGCCGCCGTAACGCCTGATTCAACACCGCGTTGAAGCGCTGCCGCGCCGCGCGCTCCAGCCAATCCGCCGACAAGGCTAGTGGCCAACAAAGCACGCGGATCTTCAACGCCCATCTGTTCCGCGCGAACAGGCGCGGCCGCAGCCGCTGCGCCGGCTCCAGCTTGAGCGAGTGGACGTTCACCCATAACCGCTAGAACATTTTTAATGGCCCCAGGCGCGACGCGGCGCGCAAATATGTTAGCCGCGCCCGCGCCAGTCATTGCTTCGCCAGCGCCGCCGATTGCTGCCGCTGCCAATTCTTCTTTCTGCGTGCGGGGCTTAAATGATTCTGGCGTCAGATATGGGCGCGCAATTTCAGACGGCGTGCGAACCGGTTGACCGCCAAAACGCGGCGCTGCGATATTATATAGAGTGGTGGCTAAATCAGCCACTTCTAACGCGGCTGGCGCGGCCACCATACCGGCTGGCCCGGCTACCATGCCGCCCAAACCGGCCGCTGCCGCAAGCGGCGCGAGTTCTCTAGCGCCGACTTCTGCCGCACGGCGCGCTGTTAAACCTTCGTCCCATTGAACCTTAGAGGGGTCAATAGTTTCAGTCCATTGAATCTTAGACGGATCAATCGGCATAATCTATGGTTCCGTCGCTATACTGAACAACCGGACGACCGTTATAAGTCCCACGCTTGACGATAGAACGTT